GTTAAAAGCCATGAGAAGCGTATGCACAAAATGGCTAAAGGCGGCGTAACTCGTGCTGATGGCTGTGTATCTAAAGGTCACACCAAAGGTACTATGATTAAAATGGCTAAAGGCGGAGCTTGCTAATGGCTAATATCCGCAAACCAACAGTTAAAGAGGTTGAGAAACTAGACAAGTCTCGTGAGCTAATGGTTCGCGGTATTGAAGGTGAAAAAGACTTCTTATCTAAAGTTTCAACAACCATGGCTAAATCTGCTCGTGATGATCAAAAGTCTGCCAAGAAAATGCGTGAGTCTGTACCAGAAAGCGCCCGTGATTACGAGGCATATCAAGAAGCTGGTTACAAAACAGGCGGCAAAGTGTCATCAGCATCAAAACGTGCTGATGGTTGTGCAATCCGTGGAAAGACAAGGATTTAATTATGGGATTAAAAGACATACTTAAAAGTGGTGCTTTAGGGGCTGGTGCATCAGTAGTTGCTGACAATCCTAAATTACTTAAAGGCATGGGTCTTCTAGGAAATGTGGCTTACAACAAGATTGAAAATCGCGAAGATGATAAGCGCATAGCTGCAGAACAAGCCAAAGAAGCAGAAGCCATGAAGAAACAACAAATGGCTGCAAAGGCCAGAAGATCTAGCCCACAACAAGCTGGCACTGAAGGTGGATACAAAGGTTACGCTAAAGGCGGTAAAGTATCATCTGCCTCGAAACGTGCTGACGGCTGTGCTATCAAAGGCAAAACAAAAGGACGCATGGTATGAGAGCCTCTCGTGGTATGGGAGATATAAACCCAAGCAAAATGCCTAGCGCTAAGAAAAAAGCCAGGCGTGATGATACCGACTTTACGCAGTATGCGGAAGGTGGTAAGGTTGGTTTGTATGCCAATATCGCCGCAAAGAAAAAACGTATAGCCGCGGGATCTGGTGAGAAAATGAGAAAGCCAGGATCCAAAGGCGCTCCAACTAAAGCAGACTTTATTAAGTCAGCAAGGACAGCTAAGAAATGACAACATCAAGCGCATCAACGTTTAACCTAGACCTTAACGATCTAATTGAAGAAGCGTTTGAACGTTGTGGCCTTGAGTTGCGTACTGGTTATGACTTTAAAACAGCCAGACGGTCTATGAACTTGCTTACTGTAGAGTGGGCAAATCGTGGTATTAACCTTTGGACCGTAGAACAAGGCCAGATTACGATGAATACAGGACAGGCTACATATGCTCTTCCTGTTAACACCATTGACCTTTTAGACCAAGTAATTAGGCAAAACAATGCAGGACCTAATCAGATTGATATTAATATCAGCCGTATTAGTGAGTCTACTTACTCTACTATTCCAAATAAACTAACCACTGGCCGTCCTATTCAAGTGTGGATTAATCGCCAATCTGGTCAAACAAATAACTTAGCATCGTCAACTTTAAACGGTGCTATTGATGCAGATGACACAACAATTACTTTGGTATCAACGGTTGGATTAGCGGTTTCTGGGTTTATCAAGATTGATAACGAAACTATTGCCTACTCTAACGTTAGTGGTAATCAGCTTTTAAACTGCGCACGCGGTCAAGCCAATACTGTGGCAGCAGCTCATTTGACAGGTGCTTCTGTATTCGCTCAAAACCTGCCTTCAATCAACGTTTGGCCTACTCCTAATGCTGGCGGTGGGTACACATTTGTTTACTGGCGTATGCGCCGTATACAGGATGCTGGAACAGGTGTTACTGACCAAGATATTCCATTCAGATTCTTACCTTGCATGGTAGCTGGCTTGGCTTATTACATTGCCATGAAGAAACCTGAGGTATCACCAGACCGCATTATGATGTTAAAGAGTGATTATGAGCAGCAATTCCAGTTAGCAGCAGACGAAGATAGGGATAAAGCACCTCTTCGCTTTGTGCCAAGGAATATGTTCTATGCCTAATCGTTTTGCTTCTGGTAAGTGGGCAATTGCGGAATGTGATCGTTGCTCACAAAGGTATAAATTGAAGGAGTTAAAAGCTCTAACAATTAAGACTAAAAAGACTAACATTTTGGTATGTCCAGAATGTTGGGAGCCAGACCAGCCTCAATTGTCATTGGGTATGTATCCAGTTGATGATCCACAGGCTCTTAGAAATCCTAGACCAGATACTAGTTATCAGGTTTCTGGTACAAGTGGGTTGCAAGAGTTGCTAGCGAATAGCGTGACACAACAAGGTGTTGGCTATCCAGAAGCAGGTAGTAGGATTTTTCAGTGGGGTTGGAACCCTGTAGGTGGAGCAAGATTTTTTGATACAGAATTAACACCAAATAACTTGATTGCAAGAGTACAAGTTGGTACAGTTACAGTTATAACTTCTTAGGAGTAAATTATGTTTAGAAAAGCCGCAGATGGTATTACAAAACAAGGCAAAACCAAAGGTAAAAACTTAGGTGATTCAGGCCCAAGAATGGGTATTGAAAAAGGTCCAAAATCAACTGGCAGCAAGGGTGGTAAAACCAATGCTGACATGAAGAAAATGGGTCGTGGTCTAGCTAAGATTGCAGCCCAGAAAAAAGGCTAATCATGGCTAAATATAGCAAAAAATTAATGGGTAAAGAGATTGGCGATGCTGAAGTTTATGCGGCTCCTCATACCATGAAAGGTAAGACAATGGATGAAAAAATGACTAAAGCAGCTGTGACCAAGCCAGGTAACGGTATGGACAAGATGAATATCTCTGTAGGCAATGTGGGCAAGCGTAACTATGCTCCTGAGAAAACAGATGGTATTAAGATTCGTGGTACTGGTGCAGCCACTAAAGGTCTTAAAGCTCGCGGACCAATGGCCTAATGAACTACACAGAGTTATCCGCTAGGATTCAAGCGTATTGCGAAAACGACTTCCCAGTTTCGGCTGGTAATTTGACATCTGCCGAACAGATAGCTACGTTTGTTGAGCAAGCTGAAGAACGTATTTATAACAGTGTCCAGATTCCTGCGTTACGTAAGAACGTAACTGGCGTTTGCACCATTGGTAATACATACTTAGCTTGTCCTACCGACTTTCTCGCAGTGTATTCAATGGCTGTGATAGCCGCTAATGGCGATTATGAGTACCTCCTTAATAAGGATGTGAACTTTATTCGCCAGGCTTATCCAAACCCAACAGATACAGGTACGCCAAAATACTACGCTTTGTTTGGCCCCCGTTCTGCAAACCCAACAGAATTAGCCTTTATTCTAGGCCCAACGCCAAGCGCTAATTTAAATGTTGAGCTTCATTACTTCTTCTACCCACAATCTATTGTTACCGCTGGAACTAGCTGGCTTGGTGATAATTATGATCCAGTATTACTTTACGGCGCGCTAAGAGAAGCGTATATTTACATGCGTGGCGAAGCTGATATGATTGCTAACATTGAAGCAAAGTATAATGAAGCATTAGGGCAGTTAAAGCGTCTTGGCGATGGCTTAGAAAGAAACGATGCTTATCGCGCTGGACAAACAAGTTTGCAGTACAACAAGTTATAAACAGGAGTAAAAAATGGCCTTTACAGGTAACTACATGCCAACATCTTTCAAGATTCAACTCTTGAATGGCTTGCAAAACTTTTCAGCTAACACGTTTAAGATTGCTCTGTATACAAACTCAGCAACTTTAGATGCCAATACAACTGCGTACACAACCTCTGGTGAAGTAGCCGCTACTGGTAACTACAGCACAGGTGGTAACACTTTGTCTGTTACTACAACGCCAACCAACGGTGGATCAGGTACAACAGCTTACATTGACTTTGCAGACACAACTTGGTCTTCAGCAACAATCACAGCTCGTGGCGCTTTGATTTACAACAACAGCCAAAGTAATTCTGCGGTTGCTGTGTTGGACTTTGGTAGCGACAAGACATCTACTGACGGTGATTTTACTGTTCAGTTCCCAGCTGCTACGAACACAACAGCTATCATTCGCATCGCTTAATAGGAGCCTGACATGGCTCTTGTACTAAAAGACCGCGTTAAAGAGGTTACAAGTGTAACTAGCACAGGTACAGCCACGCTATTAGGTGCGGTTGTTGGATTTCAATCATTTAACACTGCCATTCCTACGGGATCAACGGTGTATTACTGTATTGCTGGCCAAGGTACATCCCAATGGGAAGTTGGTATAGGTACGTTTACAGCGCCTGACCAACTAAGTCGAGATACTGTTTACTCATCTTCTTCTGCTGGCGCGCTAGTTAACTTTAGTGCTGGTTCAAAAGATGTGTTTGTTACTTACCCATCTGAACGTGCTGTCTTTGAAGAAGCTGATGGCACCACCGTTTTACGTCAAGGCCCAATTACAGTTGTTGGCGCTAATGCAAGCTCTTATACAAGCTTTGGCGCTTCTTTAGGTGAGTTTTACGCTAATGAACCTAGTTTTGCTCAGTTATATGTACAAAACTTAAATGATGCCTCTAACGCTTCTACAGATATTGTTGCTTATAACGATCTTGGTGACGGTACAAATAACTTTATTGACATGGGTATTTGTAGCTCAAACTATACAGAAGCAGCGTTTCCAATTTTTTCTCCAAATTCAGGTTATCTATATAACGATGGCGGCGTATTACTTCTTGGTTCAGCCACAAATAACGTAACAGTTTTCGCTGGTGGTGTAGATACAAACAACGCTGTAGTAACATTTAACACAGATTTAAGTACTTCTTTTAAAGGTAACGTTGCAATACCTGGCACGTTTACATCTAATGGCGCTGCTACTTTTGGTTCAACCGTTCTTTTAAATGCAGATCCTACAGCTGGATTACAAGCAGCTACAAAACAATACGTTGATAGTGCTGTTTCTACTGGCTTTATTGTTCACGACTCAGCTGTTTATGCTACGGCCGCTGCCCTACCTAATTCTCCAACATACAACAACGGTACAAGTGGAGTTGGGGCAACACTTACAGCAAACGCTAACGCAGCATTGGTTATAGACGGTGTAACTCTTGTATCGCCAACAGATAACGGCATACGTGTTCTTATAAAAAATCAAGTTAGCTCACAATACAACGGTATATATGTTGTAACTGAAGCTGGTAGCGGTAGTGCGCCATGGGTTTTAACACGCGCAACAGATTTTAATACTTATGCCCCTGGTAATATATCTACAAACGCCTACGTTTACGTAACCGCGGGTAGCACAAATATTGGTTCTTCTTGGATTTTTTCACAAGTAGGAACTGTAACGGTAGGTACAACCCCGCTTCATTTTGAAATCTTTTCTCAGCCAGCCGCTTATACAGGCACAAGCCCAATCAACGTTACGGGTCAGGTTATATCCTTAACTACAGTACCAGCAACATTAGGTGGTACAGGCGCTAATACAGTTGCTACTGGTGATTTGCTATACGGTTCAGCCACTAATACATGGTCTAAGTTACCAATCGGTACTGGGTATAAATCATTAAGGGTTAATGCCGCTGGTACTCAAGTTGAGTGGAACGCTGTTTCTCTTGACCAATCCGCAGCTATTTCAGGTACATTAGGTCCTACAAATGGTGGTACAGGTATTTCTAGTTACACCCAAGGTGAAATGCTTTATGCAAACACTTCTACACAACTAGATAAAGTAACTCCAAATACCACAACAACTAAGAAGTTTTTAGGTCAAACTGGTACAGGCACAGCTGGATTAGCACCGACTTGGGAACAGCCAGCAGCTTCTGACATTACAGGTTTAGCTCCTTCAGCAACAACAGATACAGCTAATGCTTCAAACATTACATCTGGTACGCTTCCAACAGGTCGTTTAACTGGTTCTTATACAGGCATTACGGGTGTAGGTACGATTGCTACGGGTGAATGGGCAGCTAATGCAATTGCTGTAGCTTATGGCGGTACTGGAGCAACTAACACAACCAATGCACGTACTAACTTAGGTTTAACAATTGGTACAGACGTTCAAGCATATAGTCTTCAGTTGACTTCTGTGGCGGGTTTATCTACAAATGGTTTGCTAAACCGCAGTGCGGCTAATACAGTAACCATTGCTTCAGCAGCTGATATCGTTAGTCAAATTGGATCAACAGCCGTTACTAATGCAACAAATGCTACTAACGCTACTACAGCTACTACAGCTACTACGGCTACAACAGCTAATGCTTTAAATACAGCAAATAGCTATACAGTTAATGGTTTTACAGTAAGTAGTACTGCACCTCGTTTGTTTTTTGCAGATACTGATGGATATACTTTTTCGCTTTATAACAACAGTAATACTTTTTATCTTTTAAACAGCGGAGGAAGTAGCTTAATTTATTGCGATACATCAGGAAACTTTACAGCTGTAGGTAACGTCACAGCTTATTCCGATGAGCGCGTAAAAACAAACTGGCGTGACTTACAACCAGACTTCATTGAGCAACTTGCTAAAGTAAAACATGGTATTTATGACCGCACAGACCAAGAATCCACGCAAATTGGTGTTGGAGCGCAGTCTTTACGCCCTGTAATGGAACATGCAGTTATGGAAGATGCTGAAGGTAAGCTATCCGTTGCATACGGTAACGCCGCGCTAGTAGCTGCTATTGAACTGGCAAAACAAGTTGTTGAGCTTAAGAAAGAAATTGAACTGTTAAAGGCTAGATAATGGCATTACCAGCATCAGGTCCTCTTTCAATGTCAGACATTAATACTGAGTTTGGTAGAGGTAACAACTTAAATTCATACCGAGGGACTACTTACTACACATCAAGTGGTGGTCCTTTTACGTTCTCTTCAGGCACAATTAACTTTAGCGACTTTTACGGCACCCAGGTTAATTCGCCATTATTTACATTTACTATTTCATCTAATCAAGATAGAGCAAACTTACGCTCATTAGCAGTTGCCGCTGGTTGGAATGGATCATCTGCTGTGACCGCTACATTAGCAGGTGGCGTTTGGATTTACTCAGCTACTACAGCAACTCCCGCGTTAACTATTGATGGTTCATGGCCAGGCGGTGTTACGTTTGTTAACAACGGTAATGTTATTGGCATGGGCGGTAACGGGGGCAATGCTGGCTCCCCTGCTGCTGCGGGTGGCGGTGGTGGCACTGGCTTGGCTGTTAGCACTTCTGTAACC